AGCTAGCTAGCAGTTAAGGGGCAAGCAAATTGTTTACTAGCCCCCCGACCATGCCTGACCATGGCCGGCCACCCCCCTCAGGCCTCCTCTACCTCACAGTCCCAAGTGGGTTCAGCAAAGTCGTAGCCTTCCAGTATCAGTTCTTCTACAGCGGCGTTGAACTCTGATTCTAAGTCCCACACGGCAGCAGCCACCTTAATGTCCTTAACACGGCGTGCTCGTGCAGAGCCTATCTTATACACTAGGCCTACATGCTCTATACAGTAGCTCTTGCTGTAGACTGTGGGGCAACCGCAGGGTATAAGGCTTGAGCCCAAGTAAGTACATGTGGTAGCGGCTGAGGTATTAGTCATTGTGTTCTTTTACTATCTTATCTAAGTCTTGGCGTTGTTGTTCATTGGCGTTGATGTAGGTAATCATACCATGCACCACACCGTCTTCGTATCCAGCCTTACGGCCTAGGTAATCGCTGAGTACAAACAAGGCCAACATACACCAGAAGCCCCATGTGCTGACACCCTGCTCTAGAGTATCCAATAGGACACCTAGGGTTGCATATACTGCTAGGCGTTCCCAGTTCATATTCTTTTCATACATGTAGTCTTGGCCATAGCTTGCCAATTATTAGGGAAGCCTTTGCGTAGGTCTGCAAGTTTAAGTACCATACGCAAGCTCAGTTCACGTAATTTAAGTTGATTAGCCTCTACAAACTCAATGAGTTCGTCCTTTTGCAGTTGTTCAAAGTCAAAGCGTTCCAGCATCTTGCCCTGTTCAACCACCTGTCGGATACGGAGTAGTTTCTCACGATTCGTATCCATTTGCAGATCAATGTAGTGGCAACGGCTTTCCAATGCGTCCAAGTGATCTCTAAGTCGCTTGCTCTTAACGTGTTCGAATTTGATGTTAGTAATAAAGATAGCAGCACCTTTAAACTCAAAGCGATCTGGAATGCCTTCACTACGGAGTAGTCGACTGTCAGTGTTCCAAGCAATAAAGCGTCGAGTGGAGCTGTCCAATGCACCTTTCAAGATGTTCAAGCTCAAGTCTTCCATAAGGATTGAGTCACAGTCGTCAAACACCACAACGTTGCCTTCGCCGCTGAACTCATAGAGTTTAGCATAGAGTCCCAAGGCACTCATAGCGCCTTTAACAATCTCAAACTTAGGTTTCTTCTCTGCTAGCGTATTGAACAGTTCGGCTTTTTGCAGAACTTTCTCAACACCAAAGGATTTGCCAACACCAGGAGGTCCTGATACGATCATAGCTCTAATATCGCCTTGTTTAACTGCCTTAGTCATTTGGTCCAAGATTTCAAAGCGTTCGCCTAGTCGGGCCAAGATCTCTTGATCTGTTTCTTGTGCCACTGCCTGTTCATTGCGTAGGATAGCGGCTGTGTCAAACTCCAGTACTGTGGAGGCTTTGGTGGATGCTTTCTTTGCTGTAGCCATAGTGTGTGTTCCTAGTGTGTGTTAAAAGTGTATTATAGCACAGGACCTAAGTCCTGTCTATCTCTAATTAGTCCATGCGCGAGCCAGCGTAGGCTGTGAAGCCAGCGGCTTTGAATACCTCAGCGGCCGCATATGCCCCTGCTTCCAGGATGCCCATGCTCTGTGTACCGGCCTTGCTGGGATTCCACAGGCAGTATGCTCCTGAGTAGTCTTTGCGTACACCGGCGGCAATCAATGCCTTGCCCAACTTTGAGTTAGCACGGATCTTAGTGCCTTTAAAGTCGTATACGTTAACCCAAGCAAAGCCACAGCAATCGCGATCGCCGTATTTGGCCAGTTCACGCTTGGCGGCTTCTGCGGCTGAAGTCATTGCATCGTTAACGATAGTTTGGACTTGTTGTGCTGTGAGTTCCATCTTAGTTTCCTTTTTGTTTAACATGTATGTATTATAACACTGTTTCAAACTTCTGTCAAGTCTTTTTGCATCTCTTTGTTGACCATTTCCGAACAAAGATTCATCATCATTGCGGCGTATGTATATGCAATAGTACGCTCGGCACCGCTCAGTTGCTCAATACGAGCGCAGAGTGCATCCACACTGTCTGGAGTTGCGAACATGTTGAACTTGCCAATTGGGTTTTTCATAGTGTTTCCTTTGTTGCTATGCTTGTATTATAACAAGGTTTTACCGGTTTGTCAACAGTTATTTGCTGATGTGGTTTTTAAACAACAGGCTACACAGGCAGTTCAAACCCCATGCCTGTAACAGGGTGATCTCTTTGAGTCCGAAGATCGTAGGCATCAGCCAGTCCCACAGCCACATCACAGGCAGTGACAGGACCAGGCTCAGTAGGATCAAGCCACCTACGACGACCACTGTGGCTCCGATGGCTGTAATGAATTTGTCCATCACTTGCCTTTGGCTTCTTGTTGGGCAATCTTACCTGAGTAGGCTTTGCCTGCGGAGTGGATCAGTCCGGTCGGGGTGTAGGTAATAACGCCGCCGGTGCTGGATGGGATTGGTTTAGGTACTGTAGTCATTGTGTTCCTTTGTTGTTTAAGTATGTATTATAACGTCTTTTCAAAGCCCTGTCAACTAGTAGGGTCTTTAGAAAGGTGCCGCTTGCCCGTACATGCGTCGAGTGCCCCGCACTCGTTCTGCCGTGGCCTTAAGGTTTTCCTTAGTGTTCACTAACATATAGGTATCGTATTCTGCCATATCGAAGCGGCGGAACTCGAAGTCGATGCCCTGTGCTTTGAGCGCCCGGTTAACTTCCAACAAGGTAGCTTCTGCCACAGCAATGCCCACTCGGACGTCTATGTCTTCAACCTCTGTTATGTCGGCCTTGTCCAGGATGTCTTCTATGTTGCTAGGGCTATCTAGAACTAGGAACTTGCGGAGCTTCTTGTTCAAGCTCTCGTTGCAGTAGTCCTCTAGGTAGTCGCCCAGTTTGTTGCTGTCAATGTCTTTAAGTGTCTTGGCCATGTAGTGCTCCTTGTTGCGATATATGTATTATACGATCAAAGTGCGAATTGAGCAAGAACTTTTTTGGCTTCTTTGAACTGTTGCATCTGTGCCACACGGGCGTCGATTGCGATTAGATGTGCCTGCGCCATGAGTTCTTCAGCATACAGGCGGTCATCCTCGTCCGATTGGATGTACCAAGCCTTGAGGGATTTCGGATCCAAAGTCATCAGGAACAAGAGGTTGTTCTTATCGTTATCGTTCATTATTCAACTCCTAAGTAGGGTGCAAGGACAATGGCCAAACCCAAGGCCGTCAGTGGAAGGATCATTACCAGTGCAAGGTTAATCAGTGCGGTCATATCAATACTCCTTGTGAAGGCCGTTGGATTCGTTGTCAGTGTAGCCTGCGGTATAGGCCACGATCTCATCGGGTGTCATCTGTGCCAACTCGATGCGTGGGCTGGAATAGCTGTCACCAACGAAGTAGTGGGGATTGTATTCACGTCCATACCAGCTGTCGGCTTGACCGCGATCGTATGGTCCACCGTGTCGTTCATCGTAGAATCTAGTGTAGATTGCTTCTTTGATCATCTCTGCTCCTTGTTGCGATGTATGTATTATAACAGGATTTTGATACCCTGTCAACCATTAGGGTTAATAGGCAATTGGGTAAATGATCTCTTTGCGGCCAAAGTAGAAGACCCGGCCGTTGCTCAGCATCCTTGCGGTGCGAGTTGATTGTTTGATATAGTCGTTGCCATTGCAGTGGAACAGTCGTCCAATGCGGAACTCTGCGAACTCCCATGCACTCATACTGTCTCCTTGACAAAGTAACGATATGGCAAGCCCAAAGTGTAGCAGAGGTACTCGTCGTCCCCGCTAGTCTCTTCTGCCTCATGTATCCAACGCAGGGCCATAGCACGATCATCTGCACCCATACCTAATAGGATCTGCACACGGTCTTCAAACGCCTTAATGGCCGTTGCTTCACGTTCCTCACGCAGGACTGCTTCATGATTGATCATCTTTGCCAGATCAGCGAATGAGGCTTCAAAGTCCGCCTCGGTCCAAGTGGAAGTATCGATACCGCGTGGACGAACACCGTAGGCATCCTTGTACATATCCCAGTACTGGCAACCATATTGCTCTAATACGCTCATCTCTTCCCAGCTTTTGAAATCGCTCATTTAGTGCTCCTTAGTGTCTATGTATGTATTATAGCAAGGTTTTACCTCTTTGTCAAGTGATTTCCTCGAATGTCCTTCCTTTAAGGTCCAGTTTCATAGGTGTCTTAAATCTGTGTACTTTAGTTTGACCACGTGGGATGTAGGCGATTGCTGTGGCACTACGACCTACATACGTTCTTTGAAGATGTAGATATGGTTGCCGTTTTGGCCGTCTGTGAAGTCTGTGGTCTCTTGGTAAACACTAATCAATTTGGATGTCATGTATCTTGCCGTCTTTGAAAGTATAGTAGAGATTGAAGTGGTCGTAGAAGACCCAGATGCAATCGTTGCCCTTGGTCATAGTGTAGACATTAACCAAAGGAGCAACCTTGCTCATATGATCCTCTACCAGGATGACCTCTAGGGGATTCAAGTCTGGATGGATTCTGATGTTAGGCACGGGCCAGTATCTCCATCAATCGGTTGTTGATCAGGTCCATCTCACTCTGCTCCACGTAGAAGTCAGTGGTTGGATCGTAGTAGGCACCCTCTATGTTGTCATAATACAACACTCTGCCTGAGAAGTTAAACGGACCTTCGAGTCCCTTACGTGGACCGTATTTCTGACGCATCATGTCCATCTCGTCCTTGCCAGCAATAACCTTATATCCCATGTCAGCTCCTTGTTGTCTATGTATGTATTATAACACCAAAATAGAAACCTGTCAACCAATAGGGTTATTTACATTCGATATAAGAAGATTGGATCCATTGACCCCACGGATTGCGAACCCATCCACGCTGTTCAAAGGGCATAGTTCCTGGAGGGCATTGAACGAAGCCTTGTGGTTGTTGAGCAATCACTTGAGGTTGGACATAGACCGATTGAGGTTGAACAATCACAGGAGCCGACTCACGGGCAATCACTGCACCAGCAATGCCACCGATGATCAAGGGTGCAATCCAATTGCCTCCACTTTGGGCGCGATAGCCGCCGTGGTGTCCGTGATGTCGATCCCATTGTGCTTGGGCACTGCTGACTAGGGTAGCACCGAGTGCTAGGGCGATAAGAATCTTTTTCATAGCTTGATCTCCTTGTTCGAGTCTTAATTATAACGTCGAAGTATTTATCTGTCAACCGAACGGATGAAGGCAGCTAGTAAATGGAAAGGCAAATAGGAGAAAGCCCGACTCTCACGAGCAGGGCTTTCGGGGGTTGCCGGAGACACTACCCTCCGGGCTTAATGCCTGTATTTCTACAGGACTTCGGAGCAACTTTTAGACTAGACCAAGTTGCATAGCACGATAGCCAGCGGCAACGATCTCACGTGACGGTGTGCCCATCACATACTCGACCACATGAGTATGATTACCGGCCACGCGGTTCTTACGATACACAGCAAAACCTGCTTGACGAATGCGACTAACTTCAGCGGACACGTTCTTGATACCAAAACGCTTTTCAGCCTGACTAGCAGTTACCTTGTCACCCTCTTTGAGGGCTGTAAATAACTTGTGGGTTTTAGTACCCTTGTTGATGTTTAAAGTTTGCATTTTTGTTTTCCTTAATGTTGTACTGTTTGCACAGTTACAATTATATTACATTAATCTTTAATCAATGTCAATCTTTTTTGAACTATTTTTTGTTTCTTTATTTTGCCGAATTCTCGAACGGTGTAATAATCAATCAAGCGGCGTTGTATCATGGTTAGTAAGTCTCCGTTCTCATCATCAATAATGAAACGTACGGGACAATCGCTCCAAGAATTTCGTTTTTGGAACCCTGCAAACCACTGACGATGTTGCTTGTTCTGAGCATCAAATACCACCCATTGCCTGCCATATAACGAAAGTCTGCTCATGTTATTTCCTAGTGTCTTTGGAGAACACAGCATATGAATATAGTGTGTTCTCCAAAGAGGGGCACTCTGGCCCCAATACCCCGCAGTGCTTAGTAGGGTGCGTCTTCCATCTGTGCAACAATCTCTGCTTTGGACACTGTGCTCTTAGGAGCTGCCTTAGTGGCCTTGGCCTTGATGGATTCCATTGTGGGCGCGGTCTTGACTGCTTTGACTGCCTTGACTTTGGCGGTCTTAGCAGGGGCAACGGCCCGTTTGTCAACTGCATCAAATAGAGCAGCTTGGACTGCGGCGTTGGTAACACCGTTTTGTGTAGCGAAGTCAATGGATATTAGAAATGCAATAGCATCTTCTTTGCTCATAGGCTCTTTGAGCTCGATGATATCGATATCGCTGTGACCGTTCTTGGCCAAGACCTTGACTCGAAGAGCATCATTGGCGAAGCGAACTTTGAACTGACCGTCTTGTTTAGAAACGCCTGCATGGGTAAATGATTTAGACATGATAATTCCTTTATGTGTGTCTGTGTAATATGAGCAGCACCTTGCTGTCCATAATTTAATTATACAACGATTTTGGAACGTTGTCAACCATTATTTGGAGTTAGGCGCCGTAGTAGGGACTATAAATCTCCTCCTCTTGTGGCGCATCAGCCACATTCATTGCTTCCAATGCGCCCAGAACAATCTCAATCGGGCAGTTCAATTCGTTTGCAATAGCTCGCGAGTTGAAGCCGTCGATATACAGTTGCTCGATATCGTAGGCCAAATCTTTCAGTGTGCTCATGCTGTTTCCTTTGCTTGTTGTTCAAATGCCATTTCTAATCCAATCCAAGTGCCGCCAGTTGCGTAGTGTCGCACATACCACTGAGCCTTGCCTTCCCAGTTCATGCTGAGGATATAGTCGTATTCCTCGCCTTGGACGTTTGCGTAATAGTCCTCGATGTCTTTGAACTGCTTGGCACTTACACTAGTCTCGCCGCGATCGCGTCCGTAGAATGTGCATTCGCCTTCGACTAGGTTGTTGAAGCTGTGTTGTGTACCAATGTTAGCGGCCAAGCTGGACATGTCGCCCAAGTCAATCAAGTCGCGCAGTTTGAACGGATCGCTGTAGTGTTCCAACAGGATCTTGCCGTTGTGCTCCAAGTAACCATCCCAGTGGCAATATACTTGCTGGACTGTGCCGTCTGCGAATTCCAATGCAATAGTGCTTCGTGTTCCCATTTAGTGCTCCTAGTGTGTTTGTGTAAGTATGTATTATAGCAGGTTTCGGGCCTGCTGTCAATGACCCTTAGGCTGTCTGGGTCTCTACAAATTGCATTAGCTCCATATAAGTGTCCTCATATGCGCTAACAATCTCTTCTGTTAGGTCGTCGTAATTATTGCCGATGTACTCTATAGTTTCTGTAAGTGTAAGCCCGTTGTCCCGGGCAAACTGTGCAATAATTACTAAGTGATGTGTCATTCTGTTCCTTTGTTGTTTATGTGTGTATTATACTGTCTTATGCCAATTCTGTCAAATGGTAGTCAGCAATAACCCTATCCTCTGTGTGGTCATAGGTTAGGAATACTTTGGTGCTGTCTGTCCCGTCTTTGACTTGGAAGACTGCTGTGTAGCAGAACTGCCCGCCGTTGGTGATGCCCAGGAACTCTACTCCTGTGATGTTCAAGCCTTTGATTTTGTTGTTCGAGGCAATGGCTTTCATGTGCTCAAGCGGAATGTCGATCATGTAGCGAACGTTCTTTGCTGTAATCATTCTTCAACTCCAAATTTCCTACGAATAGCATAAGCGAGAATGATCGCAGTTTCACTGGTGCCGTCGGGCATTGCATACAAGTCGCATACTTTGGCACATTCTTCCACAATCAACTCGGCGAACTTTTCCATTTGATTGCTTCCGTCAATAGCGTCAAACCGGTCAGGTTGATAGATTCCAGCCTGATTTAAAAGTTGTTTAATTCGTTCGTTCATTTCTGTTCCTATCTAGTGTAAGTGTATTATAACACAGTTCTAATACCCTGTCAACCATTAGGGTTATTAGATTGGTCTTACAATGGGCAGGTCACTGGCCGCCCAAACGCCTTGTCTCTTAGCAGTCAGCGTCAAATGACATCCATTCGTCATGTTCCGAAGGCTGTCCGTCACGCTCTACTTCCTCTTGCAGTTCTTCGCTCAACGACATGAAGTCCTCACACACGTTGAACAGTTGTTGGAATGCCCGCTTCTCATCACGCGACATCTCTGTGAGGAACGCCGGGCCCTCTTCGTTCATTGCATTGACAATCTGATTCATTGCTGCCAGAGTGTTCTCATTCATGCAGTAACTCATATTTGGGTAGTTAGACATATCAGCTCCTTAGTGTTTCAGTGTAAGTGTATTATAACACCGTTTCAATACCCTGTCAACCACTAGGGTCTTCAGGCATCGAAGCTCTCCTCACCAAGTTCAGTAATCTCTTCTTCCACAACACCCAGATCAATGATACGGGCAGTCTGATCTTCATTGCTCACACCCTGGAAGGCAGTGCGGAATGATTGCACCTCTGACAGGAAGTCCAGCACATCCTCTCGCTCCCAACTGTCTGGCACTTCCAACTCCTGACGAATGATAGTGGTCACATAGGCTTTCATCTTATTCTCCTGTGTAGAATTCGTAGATCTTAACTGACGGATCCAACTGCACCAACTCCTGTGCTGCCTTGGTCAATGTCTTGTAGCGGCGAGCAACCTCTGCACGGGGCAGTTCGCCATCGCAGGTCAAGTTCTCTGGACTCAAGTCTGCGTCCAACATACCAGCCACTTCCAGGCGACCAAACTTGCTCACGATCTCATACTGCTTCCCGTTGAAGATCGCGTTCCACTTGTTCTTCTGATCCACGTATGCTTGCAATGCTTTCATCTCTGCTCCTTAGTGTGTAAGTGTATATTGTACTGTCAAACTGCTTGAGTGTCAACCAAACTGTCTTTAAAACTGTCAAAGAGGTAGCCGTCCTCCATAGCGGCGATCAGTGTGTCACCGTTGCAAATAACACGGTCGCCGCCGCAACGTTCCATAATGTATTCTGCATAGGCGTCATCCAACTCGTAGTTGTCAAACCTTGTTTCAAACTCTTGCTCTGTCATCATATCAACTCCTTTTAGTGTATGTATGTATTATACAATCAAACAGCCAGCTTGTCAAGCTCTTTTTGTATCTGCTCTGCAAATAATTTCTGTTGCTTCTTTGTCAGCAGACCAAACATCTCAACGACCATGCTCTCGCAGTAGCCTGCGGTGTATGCGTAGGAATACTCTGCTTCCTTAGCGGCGTTGAATGCTTTCAGTGACTGCTTGAACTCTTGTTGGGCTTGTGTAGTAAACATGTCTTCTCCTTGTTGCGATGTATGTATTATACAGTGGTTTTACCACTCTGTCAACCGAGTGTGTTATATAACCCTATAACGCATACGGCTATTGCCACAACGTTGACAATCAACTGTGGCTTGTTTGCCACACGGTATGACCAAGCGGCATAGCACAATCCGCCCATGAGTCCGAACACGGGATCCAGGGCCAGCTCACGGAAGAAGTTCATCGACAGATACATGGCCAGTATGCATACAGTGCCCGTCCACTGTAGTACTTCATTTAACTTCATGCATTAATGCCTTCTGCGTCAATATTAAAGCTCAACTCTTGAAACCGCTTGTACATACTGTAGACCTTGCTCTTGGCTTCAGTCATAGCCTCAGCAATGAAGTCTTCGGCAGTCCCGTCAGTAAGGATCTCTTTGGGGTCTTCGTATAGGCATCCCCCGAGGTAGGCACTGCCCAACTCGAGCCCTTCAACGAGTACACGTACTCGCAACATGAACCATTCGAGTTGCCCGTTATCAATGTCCTTGCAGATCTCGTCAACGTCGTGGCAGCTGTCATCGAAGCTGTCCCTGGGGTGCATGTCTTCATAGGTCTTGTCCACAATGATGTCAAAGCCGTCTCGCTCAAATGCTACAATGGTGTCGTAATAGCGTGTCATTCTGTGTCCTCCTCGTTCTCTTCTTCGCTGAAACGTGGGCTCAATTCGTTAGCGTCCAGCATGTCGCGTACTTCTTCATGACTCATCCAGTTAAGGGCCGCAGTCAATAACATCATAGGATCTATCATACCTTGATCTACAAGATCTAAAGCAAACTCTCGGGGGTCTTTTTCAAACATATTAACTCCTTGTTGTGTAAGTGTATTATAACACGGTTTTACCAATGTGTCAACCCCTCAATAGTGATGACGTGAGCCTGGATCGCAGAAGTCTGCATTGTCTGGAGTCCATTCCTCATCCAGCACCAATGTCAACATGTTCGCAGGCACTTTCCACAGACCGCTAATTGTCTTGACTGTGACATATTTGATAGCAATCTTCATCACTACACCAGTGATGTTACGACCCTGCTTGGCACTGTCGAAAGTCACATTGTCACCTATACGCAGACTCCGCTTGGTCTTCTCTGTAAGACGTGCTCGAGCAAACTTCACAGCATCAATGACACTGGTGAGTTCGTTGTTAGTGAATGTGCCAAACAGTATGGCCTTGTTGATGTCTTGAATGTTCATGCTATCTCCTTAGATTTTAGTGAGGATCCAAACCTTGACCGCAAAGATGATTACAATCACTGCCACTGTCATCCACATTTGAAAGTCTGTCATAGTGTGCTCCTTGTTGCGATGTATGTATTATAACTTCAAACTTGAGTCTCAACGGCTTTCCCATCAAGCCAGTCATTGTACTCCTGCTGGTCCTGCTCCATGCGATATTGCACTATGGCACAGGCCTCTGCAAAACTATAACGCTCGTTACTCATTAACTCGTCAACTTGTCCATTGTACTCATCATGACTGTAAAACATAGCAACTCCTTTTAATGTAAGTGTATTATAACACAGTTCTAATAACCCTGTCAACCACTAGGGTCTTTACATGCTCCAATAGAGTTCACTTGAAGGATCACATGAACGAGGTGTGTCATGTCGGATCTGCACCTCCTGCCCCGACATCAAGTTCTTCACAGTCTTCATCACAGGATGGAACTCCATACGCCATCCCTCTGTGGCCTTGTACAAGGGGTACAGCTCTGTCACAGTGCGATTCATCCCATCCCGATCCATTCCGGGCCACACTGTGGTGGAGAACAAGCGTTCGCCAGCCTTGCAACGACGATCCCGCTTGTAGATGTAAAGAGTGTAGTCTTGTTTCATTTCTGCTCCTTTGTTGTTTAAGTATGTATTATAGCGCCTTTTGACCGTTATGTCAAGTCACCGCGAATGTCCGTGTTCAGCGCAGGGTTAATCATTCTGCGGATCTCAACTTCCCGCTTGTGAGCAGCCGCCTTGCCACGTATAACTTCATGCACACGAATCTCTATCTCGCTCTTGTCATTCAAAGAACGTAAAGCTTCGCACAATAACCAATCCTTGTTCTCAGTCTTAGCACGGTAGAAGTGCTTGGCAGCTCGAGCACGAACGCTCTTCAATACAGTGGTCTCAGTCTTGGCAGTGACACCAATGTAGTTGAGCCCATTGACTACAAGCTCATATATTATATGATTGCGGTCAACTCGCTTCTTACGGGGTACAAGTTCTTTGTTCATATGTGTATTATACAATCATTTTACCAAAATGTCAACCTTTTAGCCACGAATTTCAAAAGCAAATTCAGTGCCAGATCTAGTGACATAAATCTTACGGCCATAAACTGTGATGTAGCCCCACTCGCCATCTTGGTAGATGTCGTGTGGGTCCTTTTCAATAGTGACATTACGGACTATTTCACAGAAACCATTGCGCCATGTAGGCAGTTTCTGCTTAAAATACTTGTCGTTGTCACGTTGAACAATAAAGATTTTTGATTTCATAAATGTATTATAGCACAATGTCCATTTATTGTCAACCGTTTTTTTACCTGATAGGCCTGTATTTGGAAGTTAATGCTTGGATTTCCTCTGAAGAAACCAAGTTTTCATTGATCAAACGCCGTTGTTCTACGTTGATACGGTACCATTCGTCCTCTCCTCGCTTGTATGCACTATAGTCGTCACAGTATTGGTGATACCAATCATGACTGGCCAATAATTTTTCTAGGGTTGCAAGTTCTTTGTTCATGTGTGTATTATACAATCATTTTACCAAAATGTCAACCCGTTCCCGCATCTTTATGAACCGGCGCCACGCACGACTCTGCGGAGTACGGTGCAGACTCTCATAGAATAAGATAAATCTGCCATGTATCACCCGCCCCCGCGTCTTGGCCTTGGGCTGGCCTTTCAACAGTAGGATCGCTGTTCGTTCGTATGTTTTTATCATATGTGTATTATAACTGGGTTTTATCCCTCAGTCAACCAAAGACCCTAATCAATGACGGGGGATTCTGTATATAATTGCTTGGGGCGTAATTTCTTTGCTTATGCCCTCTAGTGCATAAAAACGTTCTAAATCTGCTACAGAAGCCCTGTCTCTGACAATTGCATTACTAAGTTTTACCGCAATGAACTTTTTACGGTAGTTTATGTGTACTTCTTTACTACGGTAAACACACTCTAGTCCCACACGCATACGCTCTGCTCGTACACGTTCTGAATCACTGTAGGTGCTTTTCATTGCTTCGTTACGCATACGAGCATCCCTCATTGCGGCATAAGCAAAGAAGCCAGCTTCCCTGGTCTCTGAAATGTGTGTTTGCATTGTGTGCTCCTAGTGTATAACTGTATTATAACAGGGTTTTACTAAATTGTCAACCAAAGACCCTACACACTGTAGGGCTATAGCACAGCGTAGTTAATACGCTGTGCTATTATGCTATTAATCTATAATAATAATAGCAGCATTACTAATAGTACGCATATAATCTGCAAACGCATATGCATCGCAACTAACACGCTCATTATCTTGCATACCCTGCTCGCTATATGTAATGTCATTAACTGCTTCTGCATTAAAGCCCTGTGCAATTAAAAACTCTTTTACTTGTGCTAAAAATGCTTTGTCAGTATAAATTAATCCGTCTACAGCATTATCCCATGTAGCTTCTGTATAATTAACTGCTAAATCACCGTCGCAGTACATAGCTTCCTCGCCCTCGTCTGCTTCGTTTTCTGTGCTAATATACATGCCAATACTAGTAACAAATACATCTTTTGCAACGTCGCTCCAGTAACCGTCACCTGCTGTAGTAAATGTTTTATTAACATCTATAATAAACAAAAAGCCCTCTGTTGTTACGTTATTAATAAACTGTTTAACTGTTTGTGTATTAATTGCTTGCATTTTAGTTCCTTTTTATACGCTACACTGTGCAACGTATGTGTGTATTATAACGCAGTTTTACACACTTGTCAATAACTTATTTTTTGTAGGGTCTTTTGTTGTAAATGCACAACAGCACCTAGGCAAAGACCCTACAACAAGCAGGGCCTTTGTGCTGTGTTTAACTGCAACAAAATGCATTAGCATTAATTAACGCATTATCTTCTATATACTTTAACACTGTATAAAAATGCTCACGCGGGCTAGTATCCTGTAACATAATATTATTGTGTAATACACTAGCGTCTAATGTGCTATTGAACACACATAATGCAGCAACATTATGTGCAATGTCGTCTGCGTACATTTTAAACAAATCGATGTCATTATCTGTGGGGTCAAAATAGCCGCAAACAGTATTAATGAGAGGCAGCATTAACTTGTTAATTGCTACAGCATGGGCTCGAGTTACTTTACGCATTGTTTACTTTCTGTTAAAAATGTATTATACAACACTTTTGCCACTTTGTCAATCCCCCTACACTATGACCGTGTATATAAAGCCACACTTGACGGCACTCCAAAACGGTGTTACAATACACTTACACTACAAAGGAGCTGACATGTTTGCACAAGCAGTTAATACACTTGCTAAAGCCAAGTTAATGTACAATAAAAAAACGGAACTATATAAGATTATAGTTGCCTTTAATGTACATACAAAACAAAATGATAATGGAGATACTGTACATGTATTTCCTACACAAAAAAAATGTGATTATGTTAGCGGTGATATAGTATATAAAACATTGCAAAAAGATAAAGAACGTATTGTACAAATTGTAAAACAACAATTGCGTACAAATAATATTGAGTTTGTTTAATTTTAAAAAGGAACCAAAATGAGCAAGCAAATGACACAACATGCAGTAGCTATTAATAAGTTAATGATCCCACTTGTTAATACTGTAGCGTTTTATGATGAAAATGAAACGGACTTTATTATGTTTAAAATGTGTGCAGATGATATTACTCATAATGCTGCTGCACTACAAGTGTTTAATAATACTCTAAATGCTGCACAGTTGCATGATAATATTATGCGGCAGGATACATTACCCAGAGAACACTTTTATACAGTATTAAAGTATATAGAGGATAATAAGTTAATCCCCGCTCGTCAATACGCTTGTAGTTAAACACGAACCTTTTACTACAGAGAAACCGACCGATAATATTATCTCATAATGCGTATAGAGGCCGCAAACGCATTATCAGATCAATAAGTCGATTCTACGTAGTAAAAGGTTCAAAAAGATAATAGGACCCATTTGAGTCCTATTAATCAGTGGATTATCTCCGCGAGTTTCAGGATAATCCCCCGATCAGCTGGTTCCTGCGTAAGTTAATACACTAGCCTCGACCACCGGAAGGGTACGGTCACTGATTCAACGCAACTAACGTGGATCTACGATTCCTACTCAGCACAGCAAGGAGATATACTCGGGCTTCCGGCCCCTCTTCTCATCGGTTATGCTTATCATTGCGTTTACGGTTTATACTCTATATACACTATATACACTATGGTGGGTTGGGTGGGATTCTAACCCACGATCAATGCTTTATGAGAACACTGCTTTAGGACACTAAGCTACCAACCCTCTAAAACTACCCGTACGGATTTGTTTTATTTCCTTAGCTTTTATTATACACAACTTATAAGGGAAGTGCAACCACTTGGCCCGATCACGGTCGGTTTCGTAACCTTTAACTTCTACGTATATGTCCAGACTGGGAATATAAAAGTCCGGGAAGTATGCGTGTTCATTATCATTCCATATATAGGGAAACCCTTGTTCAACCTTTTTCGGCGCTAATCCTTCAACAGTTGCCCATTTATAAAAGTCAACTTCCCATTGCCCTTGTAGTTTAACTCCGTCAACTATGATTTGTTTGGTTCGTCCTCGGTTACTGCTGGTATATGCTGCGGGGTTTTTCAGTACAGCCCGTTTCATAGAGTCGGATAATTTCTTTTTTGATTCTTCAGTATGAGTTAGAGTTCCATTTCTAATTTTAGTTGCTAATCCTTTAGCCCTAGATTCGGAAGTCTGTTTTGGTTCCTGTCTTCCTTCATCCTTTGCTTTTGAATATTGATTTCTTCCTTGTTTGCCTAACATGCCGTATGATGCTTTAACTACTATAGCCTGTGGATTATGCTTACAGCGAAGTTCGTGCTGCTGTTTTGAGCGTGTGCTATTAATTTCCTTACTACAGTATATACAGTGATTCATATAGTTATTTATTATCTAGAGTGGAGTCCAATGCTCTAACCAAGTACTTATTATACAGTGAGCACCCCTCAGCGAGCAATTGACTATGTGGCAAATTACTCACAGAAAAGGAGCAAAACTCCACAAATTCTTGGGGATTTCCTACCAAATTTCCTGGTTTCACGGTGGGGTTCTGCGTTTTTTAGGGTAGATTTAGAATGGAGCACTGTGGGGTTTGGAGGCTATCGTAAAATGGTTTTCACCTCAAACCTCAGTAATACCCCTGCCCTCCCCAATAA